AACCTGTTCCCTTTGCTGAACCGCAGGACATGAATGCGTGGTCGGTCACTTCCTTGCCTACCATTGCTCGAACCTGTTCTCTGGTTACGCTCTGTCCCGGCTTTGAAAATCCGAGAAATCCTTCGAAGCCGTCCCATGTCTCGATGCCTCGTTGCAGCCACCTGTTTGTGTCAAATGTGCATCTCTCCAAAAGGTTGTAAAGATTGCGAATGTTGGCTTCTCCGCCCTCAAGGTCAAGGTCTACGCTGCCAACTCCGACAAAATTCTCTTTAGCCCATGCTTTTAAGTGTGGGTTTCGGTTTTTATCGTATCCACGCAATGGTCGATTCATGTGTCCACTGCCTGCTGTGTAATCTCGCCAGCCTTTTCGCTCTCCGGAGGTCGCTCCATTCCATGCTGCTTCGCTGTCTGCATCCCAGTTCTTATGCGATGCCTTTGCGGTCTTGCACCATATGGCGTTATTTTTCGCTTCTTCTGTGTAGTCTGCTGCGTCGAAATTGGCGGCAATGCTTGTTACGGATGTCTTGCGTCTTGCTTCCAGTGTGGCTTTCTTGTAGTTTGCCAGTGACAGCTTGTAGTTGGCGGTTATGGTATCTCCGTTGTCGAGGGCTTCCTTGGCTTGCTGCAAATAGAGATTGAAATCCTTTGAAGTCGTCTTGAACTTCGCCAATTCCTCGTATTGCTCTGTTGCCTTGATAATCTTGATCTTCTGCCATGTCTGGTCTGCGTGCTTCATGTATGCGCTCTGCTTGACCTGCCATGTCTTCGACTGAACAGCCCCTGCCTTGTATGCTCCGGGGTTCTCCACGAACTTGATTTTCTTCTCCAGCTCTGTCTGGAGCGTTTCGAGGTTCGTCCCAGCTGCGAGGTTCGCTCCGTATTTGGTTTGCCAGAATGCGATGGTGTCCTCGACGCTCTTGTGTGCCTCCTGTAGCTCTGCAAGGGTGAACTGCTTGTGCCACTTGTGAACATCCGGGATAAGGTCTTCGAGTGCGCGTTCCTGCTCTCGCATATCCTTGAGGGCTTGGAGAACCTTTTGGGTCTCTGCGTCCATCTCCGCGAGCTTGCCTTGGGCGATGAGCTTCTCAAGCTGCGCGTAGTCCACCTCGCTGTATGATTTCGCCAATGTAAGCACGCGGTCTGCGTCTCGTCGTATCTTGTCGTTGGTGAAGACGCGCTTCTCCCATCGAGCTTTGATGTCGGCGATGTCCTGTGGTGTGCGTGCAGCGTGTCGCTGCGCCTGTGCTTGCAGTGTCTTGATTTGGGCTTGGAACTCGTCGAAATGCTCCGGGGTGTTGAGCTTTGCCAACTCCGCCAGTCGAGCCTTGCACTCCTCCGGAAGGTAGCCGTTGTTTATGGCTTCTTGGAGGCTGTTTAAGCGGCTTTCGTTCCATGCCTGCTGAATTCCTTGTTTGTCCTGCTCCGTGCGGTTAGCGTGGCGTTCTGCGGCTATTTCTTGCGGTGTGCGCTGCGGCTCGTTGTTCAAACCCAGCAGCTTGTCCACCCTCTTGCGGTTGTCCTGTATGTAGTAGGGCAACCTGCCGGGGGCGGTGTTCTCTATGCGCTCGCCGTACTTCAGCACGTGGTCTTTGAAAGCCTGCGGCACGTCCTTGACAGAGTTCTCGCTCTGGGTGGAGACCTCCTCTCCGTTGAGAATGGCTTCGTTGTCTTTCGCCATCTCCTCCTCCGTCTTTAGGATCGTGATGGCTCGGCAGCGGCAATGGGGATGCCACCCGGTGAACTTGAAGTCCTTGGGGTAGCGTCCGGCGAGGGTGTCGCAAATGTCCGTAAAGGGGCGGACGGCATTCGCCTTGGGTGAGCCATCGGCTCGCTGCTGGCTTGCGTCGTCTGTCTTCTCTCCGGGCTGGAGCAGGATGGTGTGGTTGTTGCTGAGCTGTATCTCAATGCCGACAACGAAGTCCATTTGCTGCCAGCGCAGGTAGTCGTTGGTGCGGTATGCGATGTTGGTCTCGGTGGCTGCCAGTCGTCGCGCGTTCTTGTAGCTGGAGCGGTACACTCCCCTGCCGGGGTGGAAGTCTGCGGCGGCTTTCGATAGCTGGAGCAGTCCATGCTCGTCGCGCACTCGTCTGAAGAGCTTGTCCGGGTACTGGAGGTATTGCTTCAGCTCTCTCGCCATGGCTGGTGCGTCCTTACCGGAGCGGATGCCGCAATCCAGCCCCAGCTCTATCTCCTGCTTGAAGGCGTTTGTGTACTTCCATACGCGGTCGCTGAGGTTCAATCCGTTCTGCTGGCGTGCAAGAAATGCCTGCAGTGCGCTCTCGTTGTTGTTGAAGTACTTCATGCGCACCTCCGGTGGGAGCTTGTCTGCGTCCCTGCCGAAGACCTTTTCTGCCATCGCGTCGTTCTTGTTGTTGGATAGCGTCCATGCTGAGCGGACACCGTTGACGATGGTCTTCTCGGTGGTCTCCTTGAGTGCAGTCAGAAGGCGTTCTATCTGCTTCTTTGTCTCCGGGTAGTCATCGAAGCTGAATATTTTGTCCGGGTCGATGTCTTTAATCGACACACCAATCTTCGCCGCCTCCTCTGTTGCTTTCTTGAAGATGCGGTCTATGCGTGTTCCCATCGCCGCCATGTTGCGGAGGTGGGTCTTGTCGTATTCACTGGGCTTCGGCATCTGGTTCTGGTGTTAGTCGTTGTTTGAAATGTGCGCACTCCGGGTCGGATAGGAATTTGCACCATCTGCCGTATTCCGTCTTCTCATCGAAGCGGCAGCGGCAAAGGATGAGGTGTCCGTCAAGGGCTTTGCTGTGCCAGTCGTATGAGTGTGCGCAATCCCGGCAGCGGTGCTGCGGTTGTTCCTGTAGTGCTTTCTTCGGTGTCCGTCTCATGAGGCTATTCCACTAATCCGAAATCTTCGAGCTTGTTCTGCTCTTGGATCTCTTGGAGGGTTCTGTCCGGGTTGTCGCTCCATCCGAGCATCTCGATTGAGTCTCTCTGGGAGATGATTGGCTGGTTTCCGTTGGCGGCGAGCAGATTGTCGATGGTCTCCTTTTCGTCGTTGATACTGAATGGGGTTATCTCGTTCTCGACCTTGAGTGCGTCGATGTCCTTGTGGTACTTGTCGCCCAGCATGAGCTTTAGGAAGGCTTTCACCACGTTGACTTCGCGGTCGAAAAACTCCAGCAGTCGTCCGCTCTCGTCCTTGACCTTGAGCTTCGCGTCGATGAACATCTGCTTGCGACTCTCTCCGGAGAGGGCTTGCTGGCTCATCTTCTCGTAGCTCCAATCCGGGAGCTGAAGCTGGGTAAAGAACAGGCTGCGGAGCTGCTCGATGTAGAACTTTAGGCTCTCGATTGCCTGCTGCCATGTGACGTATTGAGCGGTGCTGCCTTTGGGGTATTGCATGACGGCTTTGAACTCTTGGTTCGGGCTTTTCTCGTCGCCGTAGCTGATGATGTCGTCCGCAAAAACGATAAAACGGGGCTTGCTGTTCTCACGCAGGTAGTTTCCGTTGCGGCTCAATGCCCATTCCATTTCGTAAATGTTGCGGCTGGTGTCCTCCCACACTGGTGTCGGGCGGTATGCGTAAACTCCGGGTATCTTGAGCAGGGTTGTATTCTCGTCCTCGACCACGCCCCAGTCGCCTGTCTCGTTGCTCCACTTGATGTGGCGGTCTTCGGTGTAGGTGTCGAAGAACTGGACGCTCTTGCGCCCTATCTTCCGGGTGTAGCCGATGCTCATGGCGATCATGTCTCCGTACTCATCGAAGTAGGGGTATAGTTCGTCGCCCAACATCGGGCTGAAGCTGCGGCAGCGCAATTTAAGGGGACTGTCGAAGCCGTAGATGGCGTTCTTCTGCTCTATGGCGTACCAAAGGGTGAAGACCTCGCAGCTGCCGAAAAGGTAAACCGTGCGCTCGTTGTTGACGCTGTCGATGCGGTTGCGCTCGAATATCGCCTCAAGGTAGGCGGCGATTTGCTTCTGGGTGTCGTTCTCCGGCTTGTATATGCGCTTGACGGGGATGCCGCATACCAGCTCGCTCATGCGTTTGGTGGCGAGCCTCTGGAAGTCGAGGGTGATGCGTGTTACCTTTTCCACGCCGTTGTCCTTTACCACGTCCGGGTATTCGGCTTTGTTCATTACCGGGTGCTTTGTCGGGTCGTACTGGAAAAGCAGACCGTTCTTGCCGCCCCAAATCGGGACGTTGATGGTCTTCTCCTTGAGTGCGAGTATCTTCTCGCGCTCCGTTCCTGTTCCGCTTAGGATGTCTTTAATTGCTGGCATTGCTGATTTTGTTTTTGAATGTTTATACTAATTGCTGAAGTCTGCGGAGGTCGATTGTCT